CACAGAGCCGATCATCAGAAGCGTTGACCATACCAATTGTCGCTGTAACCATTCGGGCTTGCAGCCACTCGTAGATGCGACCGTTCTGTAACTCGTTCAGGTCGGAGAGCAGGCGGGTATCGGTCATGGCCTCACTCCTTGCGCCATAGGAAAGGTATTGGTATCAGTGCCGCCAGCCGGATTGCCGGCATTGTCCATTTCTGCTGGAGCTTTTTGGGGGGTGATACCGCTACCCGGAACACTGCCGCCACTGGGCGATGTCCCATTCTGCTGTTTCAACTCCATGAGCCGTTGCGCCTGCTCTTTCTCGATCTTTGCAACCAGGGATTTCAACTTCTCTTCATCCGGTACGATGTCCATCTCTGGTGCCAGCTCCCGGAATACCGCCTTGAGCATCTTGGCGCGACCTTCCACGCCGACAATCTGGAGATCGGTCGGGTTGTTGGTCTGCGCCAGTGCCTCGTTGAGCCGCATCATCTTCTGCTCTTTGGCAAGGTACGACGAGACACCACGGGCAACACACTTGGCATCGCCCTTGAGAGAGTCGTCTTTGTCGTACATCATGTTGTAGTCGTAGGTGCGAGAAATGACGCCTTCAGTCATGCGGTCGAGGTGGGAGATCCCTTCTTTGACGTTGCGAGACGCGGACGTCATTAGCATGGACAAACCACTGGAGGTCGAACCGGCACCGGACTGGCTGGTATTGCCATAGGCCCACCGGGGGATTCCGGTCTGGTCCTCGGCCATAGTGGAGAAGAATTCAAAGACTTGCAGGAGCGGTCCGGTGATGATGGTCGGCTGGTAGAATCTGACTGCCGGCGCTTCCAACATCTGAGAGTTGGTGGACTGAAAAATCTTCCACGGGTAGAGGTCTTCGTTGTCGGTGCATCGATCTGTGTTCATCTCAACAATCGGACCGGACGCCAGGGCAGCATTATTGACAATGGCACGCGCTACGGAGTTGCAGACGTCCTGAACATCAGCCATCAACTCAGGGACACCCTTGCCCCAGAATGAACCGGGGACGCGCTGGTAGGAATCAACAGAATATGGTTTGCGACCCAACTTATCAGGATTCAGGATCGCGCGGAATACATAGGGACCGGCCATGAAAGCGTTGATCTCGTATTCCATCTCCGCGTCAATCTGTCCCGGCATACCCCATTCGATCAGCATCTTTCCGGGGACGCTCCCCCAGAACTCAAGGACGTCAATCTTATCGGAGAAGTACATGGCGTTGGTCGTACCAAAGTCGAACATGGCGCGAATAGGATCTGTTTCAAGCTGTTCGCGCTTCCCGCCTATGCCGTACTCACTGATGATCTTCCTGATGCTCTCTTCCGAATAGCCGGGAACTCCGATGAGTTCAACCAGGTCTTTCCGGGAAAGCTGATGCCGCTCGATCAGGTAGCCATCGTCAACGCCTCTTGAATCAGGCGCTGGGTAGAGGTCAAACGGTGATACGCGGTCGTAGGTCGGACGCTTGACCTTCTCGCCTGATACTGTCCAACCCTGCGGTCCCTGAATCCACTCGTCGGACTTCTGGACGCGAATCACCGGCCCCTTGACGATGCCAGCTTTCAGTCGCACGAAGTCGGACACTACGGCCCACCACGCATCATGCCAGCCGCCCTCGGTCAGTTGATCGTCAATCTTGTCACCCATGCGCCGGCAGCGCAACTTGGCTTCTTCCATGACGTTCAACTTGGCCTTGTCGTACTCTTCTTCGGCATACTTGCGGATCTCTTCTTTCAGGTCGGCCATGTGCAACTGTTGATTTACGGCCTGGGCCTGGGCGAGAACTTCTTGGAATACTTCGCGTGTCTCTTGTTCGAGCGCGGCTTGCATGTCAGGGGGGAGTTGAGGAACGGGAGTTGGCGCAACAGTCCACGGACGTTCGCCCACTGGACGAAGAATATCGTTGATCCACGCTTCAGCGGCGCGGCACTTGGTACTGGCAAGCAGGACGTAGACTTCAGAGCCGCCCATCTGCCGAATCGCGGCAAGGGTGTCAGGTTCATAAACGCCGTTGTCCATGCGCATGTTGCGCAGCATCTGTTGTTCGATTGGCTGTTTGGCGAGTTTCGCGGCTTGCCAGCATTTGTTGATGTAACCTGAGAGAAGGGGAACTATGGTGGGCTGTGGTTCGTTGGCTTTGGCTCTTTCGAGGGTTTCTTGTTCGACGGCGGCAGGGCTGCGATATTTGATCATACCGAAGTTCTGGACGCCAGTATTTGGACCTATCGCGGCTGCCTGCATGTTTCTCCTCGCTTGTGCGAGCACTTAGTAAACTGCGTATGTCGGTTTGAATGCGTATACTCTACGGTTGAAGAATTGTAATTGTCAAGGATAATTTATCACTTGTTCCAATCCGGCATCATCACAAACGGCCATATCGGCATCTCTGTTATCTGGATTATGCGACCATCCGGCAGTTTGTCAACTTGGATGCCTGCTATTTTTCCAGCAGGGTCATTTACTCGATAGTAGACTGATTGGATCTCTACCGTTGTGTTCTGGCTCAGTGTTGCTGGTATTTCCATCTTATCACCCCTCCTTTGTTTTACCTCCAATCTGTATCAAATTTATTGCTTTTACCAAGATTGCAATCCTCACATAGTATTTGAAGATTATTGATATTAAGAGCCAGTTCTGGGAATTTAGAGCGTGGTTTGATATGGTCTACATGCAGAATAACACCGTGACTTTTTCTGCTTCTACCACAGCACTGACAAGCACCACCTTGCAACTCTAATGCACGATAACGAATCGTCCTCCATTTATCTGACTTTAAAAAATCATCCTTGATAACAAAAGATTTATTCACTTCGACTTTTGTTTTTGTCGGATCTACAGGCATTTTTTTGTTTTTACGTTTTTTACTTTTATATTGGTTCCATACCGCCACAGAGTATGGCAACCCCAATTTGTCCATCATTTCCGATAACGGTGTCGAACGAGGCAAATTCGTCAAGCTTGATAATTTATCAACTATTTTTACGTGGCTTGGGAAGTTGATAGCAGAATCTCTGAATTCACCAAGTTTCTTCAAACCGTAATAAGCACAAAGATACATCATTGTATTTTCAGCAGTTCTTTTTAACTTCATAAATCATAACCTCCTAAAACCTTTATCCCAGATGAATCTTTGAGTGATGTTGTAGTTAAGCCCCCCCCTACCCCCCCAAGGCGAATTCAACCTGGTTGAGAAAAGTTGGTAACTACAACTTCGGCAAGAACTACAAGATTTATCCCTTGAAGTTACCTTCTCGCTTAGTTGCTCACAGACCCGCTTTTGCGGTGGCAATATCCAGCCAGCCTTGGCACCCTCTGTGATTCGTCTGGGCTTGCGCTTACCAATCCCCACTGAATAACCGTAGCGCATATACAAGGTTCTGACACGGCGTACAGACCCTTAAACGCAGAAAACCCGCCTTCCAACGTGCGAGCATCGGGGCGGGTTTTACTGTTGCTGCTATGTCTTGTACTGATTGGATGATAATAACAGTTTTTTCCGATGCTCGCAAACATTAAGATAAAGAACATCGCAGATACTGTCAACAAAAATCTAACATCCGCCCCATCCGCCTTTCCTACCTCCTGTCCCGGTCCTCTCCTGCTTGTGATGAGATGGCGCTGGTGGATGCGGTATCGGCTCTACGTTGCGAACGTGCTTGGCAATCGCGTAACTCATACAGCGGTCATCCCAGCATCCCGATTGCGCTTCATAGCGCCCTGTCTTTGTACGCTGAAACGTCATCAGTTCTCCCATAGTCTCAGCACACTTGATGCCGTGCGTACCGTTGGCGACCTCCTGCTTCAGACCATCCAGAATCATTGGTCGCGTCTTCTCGTTAGTCTGCCAGCCAAACTTTCGCGTTGGTTTCATGGGAGGTTCGATCACCTCACGCATGTACTGCCGGGGGTAGCGCAGTTCGGCAACACGGTTGACCACGGCAATACCTGCGTTGTTCACCTCTACAGCGAGACAAGCGTTGTTGTAGCGTTTGCCGATGGCGCAGAGGATGTCGCCATATTCCGTCAGGAAACACTTGCCGTGCCACTGCGCTGTGTGCTCACCTGTCCGATGATTCACCACGTCTGCACAATTGAAGTCACCGTCTACTGTACCTTCAGAAACGTCAGCGCCGATCACATAACTATGGCCAGGCTTTGGTTCTTCCCAGACAAATAGACGCCCCTCTTTATCAACCTCCCAGCTTCCGGTCGCTACATTGTACTCATACCGGACCTTGGGAGGGGGCGCGACTTTCTTCTCTGCGGCCAGTTTCACGTTGTCGAAGTAGGGCTTTCCGGTGGAGATGAAAGCGCTTTCTGGCGTGTCAGGATGCGCCTCGTTAAACAGCGCCACGTCGCCGCTGAACTCGTTGGCGATGGTGAAGCGCCGCCAGTACATCTGGTCGAGAAGCAGGTTGTATTCTGCCTGAATCTCCATCTCTTCAGTCGTCATAACAAAGTCGGACGGCGCTGTCTTCCGGTTATCTTCAAACACAAACCACGGAAAGAAAATAGACGTCTCTTCGTTGTCCCTGTCTGCATCCGGGTTGATTGACTGCTCGATTACCGGGACTCCCTTTTTGTCAAGTCGGCTGATCCAGTAGCGATACCTTGCGCCCCAGAAGCGGGTATGGAACAGGCCGCCCATACCATTTGCCGTGGACTCTCCGATCAGCATTGAATCCGGGTCGCTCTGAGGGATACAGGGGGAAAGGGATTTGATGATGCTGTCTGCGTTGGTGCCATAGAAGCCGCATTCCGACAAGTGAGCCATGTTCACGTTCTGCCCGGAGCCGATGTTTTC